GGAATTGATTTACACTTTTTATCAGTGTAGCAATAATATTCCCCTTCGGGACAGCGACCGTTTTTCTTCATTCAACTGGTTTAGACTTAGTGCTTTCACCCTTTGCTCTTTTTTTTCTCCCCGCACAATGAGCACGTTGAGAAAATCCTTTTGGATTAGAGCAGTCAATACTCTTTTTATATTTATTCGTCCACTCTTCTTGAAACTCTTTAAAGGTTTTCATTCTTCTTTTAAATTTTGATTTTTTAACAGTTTAGATAATTCTGCCGTAGATCCTACAAACAGTGCATTAGTGACATTTGATGGACCTTTCGATTGTTTTTCCTCTTCGACCTCTTTTAATTTTTTCTGAAGATCCATTAATTTATCAGTTGCGTCAGCCACATTTTTAATTAGTTGTCCGGCAACTTCATACGCTCTGGGCATTTCACTTTCTTGAGCTAATTCTAAAATTCCGTTGATTGCCTCTTGACCTTTTTCTATAATCGAATATAAATTACCACGAGTATATTCGTAATCTTTTTTTATATCTTCAGATGAAGATGAGATTTTTTTAATTTTATCATTTACTTCACTTTTCTCAATAGACACTATTTCTCCATCAATATTGAAAGTATCGTTCAAGTCATCAAATTTTTTAGTCATCTTCATGTCACAGTTCCACTAAATCCAAAATCATCTCCATCCTCTATGAGAATGTTATCTGCAGTTGTAATTGATTTAACGGGAGTTCCCGCTACATGCGTGGTAGGAGTTGTGCCATCTTTTCCCCTTTCAATAATCATTCTATTTCCAGTAATAGACTTAACATAAACTTCTTCACCGTCTATTTCAAGATAAGATCCCTTAGTTATCGCAGACCCACTATTTACATCAATAACTCTATCCTCTGCTGTTATATCTTTGGTTAAATTTGTGATGATAGATCCGTTGTAATCTTTTATTGCTCTCGGAACAACAGAATATACCACAGATCTCGAAGAAAGTGCTCTCTGATCTGCCGTTGCAGATTCTCCTGCAATAAAACTGACAGTAGATTTTTTGATAATGTCTTTGGTTGCAACAGAGACAGGACCAAATAGATATGTTTTTGCTGTAAATCGTAGAGTGTAAATTAAAGCTCTTCTTGTGGTAAAATCACCTTCATAATCATCTTGCATTGTAATGCCATCTAAATTAATAGGTATGTCTCTCTTTTCAGACATACTACCAACTATATCCACAGTTACATTATAATGTGGTTGAAAATACGGTAGTATTTGCTCTATGATTTGTAAAGCATCATCATTTAATTTGCATAAAATTGATAACTCAAAAATCATACTATATGGCACAGGCATATAACTTTTTTTGAACTCAGTCCCATCATTTGGATTTTTAGTCACAAATGTTTGAGTAGTCGTTACTTTTCTTGATGCATCATAATTAACGCCAGTTAACTCAAATGACATTCTAGGTAATGTGATTTGAGTTGATTTGTTTAAATCTGGAGATTGCTCTAAACGTGCTAAAAACTTTTGAGTTGGACCATAAGCCAAAGGAACTTTTACCACACTAGTGATGTTACCAGCAGAATCCATTTTTCTTACAGAAATATCATTAAACAGAGTGCCAAATGCAATGACTGTTTTTCTGAAAATTTCGTGATAAAAATATTCAAACATTTTATTACTAAGTTATTATTATAAACTATTTAACACATCTAGTATTGCTAATCTTTATGGCATACCAAATGGATTGGTTTCTGTAAAATCAACAATAGAGTCTCCCTGATCTTGAATATTATCATTATCTGCATATCCATCATTATTTGCAAAAGTATCAATAATCCGTATTACTCTAGACGCACTTGATGCTGATCCAACAACTCTTTCACCAACTCTGAAGGCACCACTTAAGTTTGAAATTTGTAACTCATTAGTAATAGAGTTCCAACTTCTGACTCTTGCTGTTACGCTACTAATAGATCCAGTTATTACCTCATTAAATATAAAACTACCATAAGAAGTTGATCCAACCCCTACATTGTTAATAAGGATTGTTGGAGCAACACTATATCCTAATCCGGCATTTGTTATTCTTATTGATGTGATTGAACCAGCGGCACTTACAACAGCTGTCGCTGCAGCAGAAACAGTTGCAACTCCGGATAAGAAAACTTCATTTATAAATGTAATATTTGGAGAATCTGCGTATCCAGATCCATTGTTTGTTAAAGATATAGTTCCAATAACGCCATTACCAATCGATGATATTCCGGTTGCTTGGGATCCTCCACCTCCAATAAACTTTATGGTTGGAGCAACTGTATACCCAAATCCGGCATTGATAAGAGGGGCACTTTGAACAGATTTTCTTTTTGGATTAACATTGTCATTACAAACAACCACTCCAGAAACCAATGTCGCAGTCGCAATCCCTGTCAATCCTCCAGATGGTGCTGAAGATATTGCAACTCTCGGAGCACTTAGATACCCACCACCTCTATTGGTAACTGTTATAAACCTAATGCCACCATTTACAATATTGACAGTTGCCGTGGCAGAGGATGCAGTGCCAACAAGGGTTAGTTTTTGTATTGCTCCAATAATAACTGAGGGTTGATCACTATCTGAACTTGGTTCTAACGTATCATCTATTTCAGCGACTTCAGTGTCAATAACTTCATCTTCATATCTGAAGAGTTCGCATCTTAACTCATAAGTATAATTTTCTTGAAGTTGATAGAATGGTTTTTCGTGTTCAATATATTTAATTTCAAACAATCTATCTCCAAGAGGAAAATAGATTAAGTCCCCCTCTTTTGGTCTTGATGATAGTTTAATATTTGCCTTTGATTTTATTAATGGAGTGATATAATTTTGAAATCTATCTTTTGAAATGATAATTGTCAACTCATTCAATGCCTGTATTCCAAATTTTGACAATATTGTGGGGTTGTTCCCATATCCATCATAACTATCGATATATGCTTCAATTGGATACGCATCATCAAACTTAGATTGAATAACCTCCCTTAAAACTTTTTTTTCCGTAATATATTTTCTTGGTAAATAATGAACTTCAACACCATACATTCTTAACTGTTCGTTTATTAAATCTTGAACAAGATTTTGCTCAGATTTTGAACCTTGGAGAAAAAATGGATTTAACATTATCCTATCATATCAAAGGGCGGAAGTTCATAAGTATTAGACATTTTTTCCATCAATACATCTATCTCTTTTTGTGCATCATCGTAAATTTGTCTACCATTAAGTTCAACTCCACCTGGAAGTTTAACACCTTGAAACTTTATTAGATTTTGACCCCATTGTCTTTTAATAAGAGATGTTACATATTGTTTTAAAAATGAGTCATTCCATACCCTAGAATAATCATTTGGGTCTAAGGTTGTATAACAGTCAATAATAATATAATCATTTACTGAGATTGATGACCAATCAATATCAAGATAAAGACGATCTTGTCTCTTATTAAATCTTATTTGTTTTTGAGTATTAAGTAGAAAATCTAGATCTTCAAGATAGGTTTTTACCATTGCATAACTTAATAATTCTGTGGCTCCAAAATAATAAATGTCATTTAAAAATAGTTGATACTTAATACTGAACATACCATGCGTGATGGTATTATTTCCATCAAAATTAAATATTTTATTTACACCAATTATTGAAGGAGGAACTTGAAGATAGTTACTATTTTCTTCAAAAGTAAATGTCGTTGATGAGTTATATCCAGCTATAGTTGTTGTAGTAGTGGTTGTTGCTATTCCCACTGGCGCCTGACTTCCTCCTCGTGTTCTTCCTCTATCAATGTCTGCTTGAGTTATTTTATATTTAAAAAATGCTGGATATACCCCATCAAAATGTCTTTCTTGAAAAAACTGCACAGCATCGTCAACTAGATCATCTATTTGCTCATCAGCAACATTGATCTCTAAGACTGGCGCTCCCAGTTTTCTTTTGCAATAACTTATTAGCTCTTGCTTGTTAGATGGTTGCGCCATTTTTTACCTTATTACTTTTTTTTAAATATTTATGATGAGCTCAAATAGCACCTAAATTTAGAACAACTTCTTGTTGTTTGAGGTATAGTTTAAAATAACATTTTGCAATATCTTTAAGTTTTTCTATATCTTCGATGCTGTCTATTTCAGAACAAAATTTAAAAAACTCAAAACTTTTACTTAGATTTTCTAATTCTATGTTACTAGGATCCATTTACTAAACTCCTTAATAAGTTTTTGATTTCATCAATATCATCTTTTATATTAGTAATGTCTGTTTCGAGATTTTGTACTTTTTGAGATTCTTCTGTTTTTTTATCTCTTTTTGAAATATATTCCTGATATTCAGACATATTTGTATTAATAATAGAATTTGTTTTAGGGTCTCTCTTTAAATGAGAGTAACCCTCTACTTGCAAATAATTCATATTATGCTAATGCAATAGTTCTTAAGTCTTTGATTCTAGGGACATATACTTGATTTGTTGATGTCATAATAATCTTAATTCTATATGATCTAAATGAAGGCAACTGATCTGCTGTAAATGAATATTCTGAGAAGTCAAGGTTTTGTGAAATAAATCCAAGTTTTGATGATGGTTCAATTCTAAAATCAGGATGTCCCGTGCTTTGAGACTGATCATAAACATCTAATATAATATTTTCATATCCTAGGAAAGGTGTATATATTGGAGTGAACCCAGAAACATCACTAATTGCATAGAAAGCTCTTACATCTGAATAAACATTAACATGTGCATTTAAAAGTAGTTTTAGGGAAGTTGCTGGATTTTCAAGAGTAATTTCTTTACTTATGTATTGGAATGAATGGGGATCATCATTAATTGAGTTGACTCTATTATCTGTAATGTACTGCGAATCTGTAAATGGTTTGTTGATTCTGTTTGAAATTAGAGTTGCAGTTACTCTTTGTAGATCAAGAACAGGAGATAAATTTGTACTTGAAGATTCCATATTAACTCTCAATGTTAGCGACTTGTCCCCTGATAGATACTCACTTTCATTTCTCCCAGAATATATTGCTCTTGGAGTTGTGAGGTAGTTGTCCGTATTTAAAGTTACAGCTTGGAATCCATTATTAATATGTGGAATTTCATTTCCACTAATACTTACTGCACTATATGTTTTTATTGCTCCATTGATAGAGGTCCCAGTTACAGTTGTATTATGCACTTGCGGATTAATAATCTCATATGGAATGTTTTGAGTTGCTTTGATATCGTCGCCTCCAGCAGACTTTGTAGTGTTAAGGAATAGTTTGGGATATGACAATCCATCAGATCTACCAGTGCTTACTGTGCTTGATCCCATATTTAACTTAACATGATAAAAATCATGAGATATTGCGTTGGGTAATACAACATCACTTAAATTGTGGACTTTGTTAATTCTTGTCAAAGAAACACCCGCAAGTTCATATTTGTAAACAGGAGTTCCTATTGGATAACTTTTTGAGGTGCTACCCGCGCCAGCTGGTAAATTTGAAGATACAACTGCTCTTTGAACATTACCGCCAATAGTTGTTGAAGATGGAGTTTCTGTATATGAAATAACTTCATCTCCAATCAACAAGTAACCTTTATTTGT